GTCAACGGAAACGCATCGGTCGTACTCATAAAATGTCCTGGCGTATGTGCCCCCAAAAATCGAGGCCACCGCGCCAGGAATCAAAACCTCCTCGGCAAAGTTGTGCTGCTCGATAGCAAAATTCAGAATCAGTTCGATGTTCTTGGCGTAGTTAACGAGCTTGGGCGATAGGGCCTCTACCATTAGCTTTGGGTTGCCCTCGCACAGATACGAGGAAATCGTGCTCACGCCTCGGTCCATCAGGTTGATGATGTGCCAGCGGCCACTCCCGGCCGAAAAGTAGCCTGCCGCCCACAATGCAAGCAGCTTCTGGGAGTGCTCCAGGGCTGGCCCCCACCGCTCGGTCCACGCAGAGCAAAGCGTCTGAAGCCTTGCTGCGTAGTTCTTACTCACGTCCTTTTCGTCTATTGCATGAGCCATTAGAACACCCAAACCCTCGCTTCTCTTGCTTTCGCCTGCTCCGCCATCCTTACCGCTTCCATTCTCGCGGCAAACGTGCCCGCCGCAGTGGGAGGGCTGGTCTCTTTGTACTGGCCCGGTGCTTCGCCAGCGGCTCCCAAGACGGCGAGACCAACCGCAATAACACGGTCGCCGTGGGCAGCCCTCGCGCCGCTGGTATCCATCTGGGCCGACACGGGGCCAACATCAATCCGACCTTCAAAGAAAACGTAGGCGCTCAACTCGTTAACCGTGTTCAAGTCATTCAGACGAACCGTATCAAACTGGCTGGCGGGCTTCAAGCCTTCATGCAGGGCCGAGTCCAGGCGGTTCAGCATGCTCATCTTCGTGCCATTCGGGCCAGACGTGCTCCGCCACCCCTCGGACCCTTTGCCAGGCTTACGCCACAGGTTGTAGTAGCTCAGTTCGTTCACCCGCGCATAGAACTCACTCGCTCCGTTCTCCTCCCAGATCAGTAGTGCCGGTTCCGTGCCGCCAACCCACTCGCACAACGCCACAACCAATTCGGCAAATTGCTCTACACGATGTCGCGGAGTTACCAACAAACCAACAATCTCTCGCGTGTTTACGTCCAAAACAGCGGCAACAGAGTTGCTCGACCCAGTTCCCCGCGAAATATCACAGCCAACTACGTACTTGTGCCGTTGGTTGGGCCGAAGGTCACTGTCCAGTCTACCCCACCAGGACAATAGACTATTCGATCCGCCTGGGGTAAACCGCACGCCCTCAATAAAGCCGCCAACCTCGGCGTAACTCAAATCGCCCCGCACGTCGGGTTCCCGTGTCCGCTCTTTCAGCGACTCAATCAGGGGCAAATCGAAGAATGAATCCCTCGCCCCGGCGGCAAGGCCAAGCATGTTCTGGGCAATACCACGAAGTGTTCTGCCCGGCCGCTTGAAGTCTTCATCAATCCATACGCCGCGTGGTGCGCCGTAAACACTCACACCTCCGTCAGCCACAAACGGGTACGTGCCTTCGACCGTCTGTACGTCAAACGGGACGCCCTCGACCACGTGGTCAAACCGTCCTGGGTACGTCTTCTTGTAGTAGTCGAGGTCCTCAATCGTAATCAGGCCCTCTGCCGGCGTTCGGTACAGGCCAACACTCTGCGCCGGGTTCTCCCAGTACCACAGGTTCACCACCTTGGCCCGGCCGCTGTTCAGCAGGTAGTCGTAGGGATGTGCCCCGGCCCAGTACCCCTGTGTCGAGTTGAACACACAGCAAGCACCAACGTCAGCCAAGTTACGGATCAGCGTATCAGCCAGCTTGGGTTCTATTGCCGCGAACTCGTCAACAACAATCAGTGGCGCTCTGGAGCCAAGCCCGAAACCAATGTCCGTCGCTTCGCCGGCCATGCTCGAAGCATTGTCCATGTTCTGCAAAAACAAGTGGCTCTTGCGGAACTGGGGCTTCAAGTAATCGGGCAGTGTGTTCAGCATATACAAGATTTTGTAGAACAGGGTCTTCTCCTGCCCCGCAACAATCCCGTTGACAATCTCCGACGATGTGTCAACAAGCTTTTCTACACGACTGCCCAAAAGAGCCTGGAAACCCTGCACCAAAAGCCAGTAAATCAGGCCAACGCCGCAAATCAGGAACGTGGCCCCCTGCTTACGAGACTTGTTCACCACCAAGTCGCCGCCGTGGTCGATGGCGTCTTTCAGAGCCAGAACGGCAAGCTCCTGCTTGGGGTACAGAATGAACGGCATGTTCCGGCTCTTCGCCCACATTTCCGTCCCAGGGCACCACAGGCAGGTATCAAAGAATATACGCGGGTCCATGAAGGCAAGAGCCAAGAAGTCGGTCCTCGCGGCGGTGTCTTGCAGCAGATACATGTGCAAGTCCTTCCGGAAGATCAGGTTACGCTCGAAAGTCTTGGGGATTGCTCCGTAAAGACTATCGGGCGTACCGGCGATCTTCTTGAACTCACAAGCTCTCACTTACAGGGCCTCACGGATGCTATCGATCACACCAACAATCGTCGCAGAGTCAACGCCCTTCTTCGCAAGCTCCGCTTTGATCTTGTCCTTCAGCGCGGCCCAGGCGTCGGGGCTAACCGCCTTGAACTCCTCAATCGCGGCCACAAGGGTCGAGGTAGTCGTGATGGCCGTCTGTGCCGCGGTCTTGGCCGTAGCCAGCGTGGGCTTGATCTTCTTCCAAGCCGCCAACGCCCCGCCAAGGGCAGAAACTACCAGGGCCGCTACGCCGCCAAGAAACGGGGCTACGGCTCCGCCTACCGCAACCCCGATCTCGGCTACCGCCTCGGTGGTCGTGAGGATCACATTGTTCGGGTCGAGGGCATAAGCCGTAGAGGCAATCCCTGTATTAGGGTCCGTCGTGGTCAGAACAGTACACCCGGCCACAAACAGCAAAATGCAACCAACAGCAAACAGCACCTTATTCATTCAGATCCCTTTGTCTCAAACTCGGCCTCAATTACCGGCGGCTCCTTGTCCGCTACACTGCGGGCGCTTACCAGCCGGTCAATCTGCTTCGTAATCGCATTTACATCAATCCGGCCGCCGCCGTTCTCCTTCGCATCCTCCATCATCTTCCGCAACGGCCAACGCTCCTCCCCAAGTTGGTGCTCCAAGCCGCCAAGTAGGAACATCAACAGCCTTGGCTCGCCTGGCATGTGCTTCTTCTTCTTGTGTAGCTTCACCTCGCTGCCAGCCACCGGCTGCGGGTTGCCGTCGGCGTCAATCACGCCCTTCCCGGAAAGCTCCTCCTCCGTGTAGTAGTAGCCCATTGCCCGCTCAAATCCTGACCTAACCAGCTTGCTCCTAAGCTCCTCCTTGGCGTGGAGTACAGCAGCCCGGAACTCCTCATGCTCTCTCTTCCAGCGTGCCCATGTGTGGGAGCTAACACCGATGATCCGCTGGCAATCTCGAATCGTCTGGCCGGAAGCCAGCAGCTTGGCAACAATATCAGCGTACTCAGGGAGATAGTCCTTCACAGTGATAGGGTTGATCCGGGGGCAACCCCGCTCGATCCACTGTGCTCTGGCTTTTTCACTATCACCCATAATTGCCTCTCTGAATCGCCTGGCTGGGCTACCGGCCTAAGACCCCAGTAGCCCGCCAAGCGTCGGTGCGAATCGTGGGGACGGCCACCGCCATTGGCTGGTACGTTTTGAACCGTTGATCCCGCAAAGCACCAAAATTATCATGTGCGCCCTAAGAAACGCGAAGCGCAGCGTAGCGTTTCGTGCCGCGTAGCGGCCTATCTTGTCTTCCTCTTCTCTTACTCTTTCTGTTATACTTTGCGCCATACTATTAGGCGTCCGCTATAGGCGGCCGGTAATCTATACACCATTCACTAACCATCCATGTTAGTTTCCCATAGTTATCCATGTCGTTCACTACGTTCACCGCTGTGTTTCGCTACGCTACACACAGCTTATCCCCCCGCTCGTCGCTGCGCTCCTCGCTGCCCCCCTTCCCCCCCAAACTCCAAGCGGATTTCTGTAAACAATACCCCCGGCGGCTGTCATAAGTCGTTACCAACAAACGAGTTAAACATTTTTTCGTGTTTTAGACATTCACGTGGCTCCGCACCCCAAAAAAATTGATGGAAATTCCAAGATTTTCTTTGACTGCCCCCTTGTGGTGTGGTATACTGGGGTTAGGTAGTGAAGAATGTGCTTGTTTCAATAGGAGGTCGCGATGGATTTGTTAGAGCGGTTGCGGGCCGTAGAGCCTGGGAAAAGGCGTGGTGAGGCGGTGGCGGAACTCGCCGGAACATCAGACGCCAGTGACGTGATGAAGCGGGTGTGCCGAGCGATTGGGGCAAGAAGCTCTCGCCTGTGGTTCGACGACGCAGTGCAGGATATGTACGTAGCTCTGTTGTCTATGAGCCGCGAGGAGCTGCATCAGCGAGACACAATGACAGACATCCTGTGGATGATTGCTGGTCGTGCCGCGAGCCGGTATTGTAAGAATTTCAAGAACTCACGGTGGCTCGGGGAGCACCTTGTCCTGAATGACCGGCAAGAGAGAATGAGGCAGACGCTCGACGACGCCGAACAGTTTCCAATTCCTGTGGATACCTTGGACGCGGTACTGCCCAGCATAGTTGGTGAGTTTGCCATGCCGAAGATGCTCTGGATGGGCATGTTCATGCAAGAGCTGCGTGGGGGCCTTGTGATTCGAGAGGTCCCCTGCAAACGGTATCATCGTATTCCGTGCAATGAGCACTTGGTTTTCCAAAGAACAGGGGAAGGCATTGTAGTTGCGAAGCCAGCATTGATGGGCTTTTTCAGCCGATCTGCATATTGGGCAAGTTTGTTCGGTGTTGGCCTGTTCGAGAGTAACGACAAGGATAGAGACCCCATACCTGAGCTTATCCTGCCGTTCCGTGAGCCGATTCACCTAAGCCACGGGAAGGAATTGACTTTGAGGCCCGGCAAGACGGAATTCTCCGGGCAGAGGCTTCAGGCCCCGTACGACGATACGTTCAAGTTCCCCGGCAAGGCGAAGAGTGAGTGAGG